AGGAATATACCTAATAATTCTACCAGTAGGAGTACCTATATATTGGTTACCTCTCTCATCATAGTAGATTTTATTATGTACAGCCTCACCAAGAGAACTTAAACGATCTAAATCCTTTTTAGTCATTATTTCTTAGGCTTGTTTTTAAGCTTCATTTTTTCAATTCTCTCCTTAGCAGCAAGCTCTTCTTTTTTCATCTTAATTTTATTCTCTTCCTGAATACCTGCTTGTTTAATTTTCTGCTCTTCAACCCGTAGTTTCTTCTCGGCAATTTCTCTTTGGACCATAGCCTTTTGAGCTGCCTCAGTAACATCTGGAATATTGTTTTGATTTGCATCTGGTTCTCTGCTAAATGAAAGAGCTTTAATTTCAGCTACCTGAATCTGGTTCTGTCTATCTTGCTCTTTATTATAATCTTCTCTATCAAGTTTCTCAACTTCAAAACTAAGCTTTTCTTGATTAGCTTGTTGTTGAGCAGCAATTTGTTGCTGTTGCATTTCCTGTTGCATTTGCTGCTGTTGTTGCTGTCTAGCAAGCATATCTTGCTCAGATTTAAGCAACTTACCTTTCATATCAGATATACTTGTAGTATTAAGTACATTGATAGCGTCAGACAACATAATCTTATCAGCTTGCAATGCAGCTTGTAAAAGACCTTTCATTTCTTGAAGAGCCATTTGGTCTTTAGAACTGTTAGATACAAATACACCGTAATCTGCATTTACAAAGTCATCACCATCTATATGAATAAGTACTTCTGAAAGATCGTCAGTAATATGTTGAAGGTTAGTTTCTCTACCATCCAAACATTCTTTAGACACCTCAATAATGGCTTCACATACACGTCTCTTGAAATCTTCATGTAAGAAGAAGTAAGGTTCTGTAATATGAGAACTTTGAGTTACAGCTCTTTCAGTATTACCTACAAGCTCACTGCTGGAAATAGCACCAAGTCTTTGTCTAGAAATACCTGCAGTATTCTGAATTCTTTCATCAATATGCTGAAGCAAATTGATATGCTGGATAATATAAGCAGAAGTTTCCAGGTCAAGAGATTTGTTCTGAACACTCATGTTCATACCCCCTGACATACCCAAACTTCTGTTCTCTTCATTATAAGAGTTTACAAATCCAAAGCCCATTGCTTGTGCATAATACATCCATTTCTCAGGATCCCAACCACTTGGAATCAGGGATGTATCAATAAGGGCAATTTTACCTTGGTTCTTAGCTAAAGCTAATTCTGTTCTGTACCATACAATCATATACAGATATACCCAAGGTACAAGTCTGTCCATGAGTGATACTGACTGAGAGTTAGTAGCAGAATAGATATTACCTACGTAACCTGACTTACATTCAGAAATATTATCCATAGTTCTGAACTGCTGTTTTCTAGGTTTGATAGTATCATGCAAATACATATCTGTACCAATTCTTACACCTTCCCAGTACTCACTGATCCAAAACCACTCCACCCAAGAAGTAGGGTCTTCTTTGTTAACTTTAAAAGTCTCATCAACAAGTTCTTCAGTCTGGCCATCATTAGTATAATAAATACCAATCTTACGCTTAGACTTCCATCTTACTCTGTGTACTGGAATACCTCTCTGACCATAGTCATCTTCAAAGGTATAAATACTGTCTACTTCACCAATGTTAAGAATTGGTGCCCCATAAACAGTAGTGGGAATAGCTCCAGCTTGAATTTGCTCAAGCTCTGTAATTTGATCTTCAGTAAGGTATTCATAAAAATTGTCTACAATTTCAGAAACAGTTAAAAAATTACGTTCATATATTTTCTCAGACTCATCAAGTTCATCTGAGTTATTATTTAGTACATAGAAAATTTCAAGTGGGTTAACCCTGGTAACTTTAACTCCTTTACCAACTCTTTCCACTCTTACCATTTCCTCACCAGCAATAAGGGCATCTTTAAAACAATCATTAAAGATTTTACCTACATTTTCTTTTCTAAGAGTAAACTGAAGCAGTTTATCTGCTACAGATTCACGCATCATTTTTGGCGTGTAGTTCTGGTATTTAGCAATTTGCTCAGGAGTAGGAGGAGGGTTGTTAGGATCAATTTGACTAGGGTCAATATCTGCCATAAGCATTTGCTGAAGAGCTTGCAAAATCTCAGCTTTCTTCATTTCCTGCTTTTCAGAAACAGCATCTTCATTAATAGCCCTTACAAGAGGGTTAAACATTCTCTTAGATTCTTCTCCCAACAAAAGGTGGAAATAGGGAGATATAATATCATAAGGCTGAAGGGAAGCTGGGAAATTAAATTCACGCAGCTTCTCCTTGGATAGGTTAAAAGGGTTTAATACATAGTCAAAATCAGCCTTATCTATTTTATTGTTGAAAAGATTGTAGTTTCTACGCTTCATTCTAGCAGGAGATCTTCTAGATCTACCGTAGTTATAAGCAATATTAATAACGCCATCAACGCATCTTTCCCTCCAAGACTTGTCCTTCTTTTCATAAGGTACTTTTTGGACAGGGAAATATACTAAGCCAATATCTTTGAGGTCTCTTGTTTCCATTTCTTATTATGGGGGAATTTACGAAAATATGAAGATATTTAATAGATTTTGAACTTCACCTTGCATTTTAATAAATTGCTATAGCAAATTTAAATTTTTTGCAGGGGTGGTCCAGAAGCTGATCTACCAAAGAATCCTCTTCTGTGCATAGGCACAAATTTAGGACTTCTCTCTACATCAGGAATATATTCTCTTTCTTCTTGTAATTGATACATCACACAAACTAAAGCCATAACCCTATCAAAGTTCTTTCTAGGGTCTGTATCATATTGGGCTAGTTCTTTAAGTAATCCTATAGATCTAATGTTACTCAGATTCATTTTAAATCCTTTCTGATCTATAAGATCCATTAACCAAGTCTTGACTAAACCTTCGCCATAGCGTTTAATTTGCTCAGTCATTTTAAGACCATATCTTCTGTTTACACCAGGCGTTTTAGTAGCATCTTTAATAAGCCTAGGCTCCTCACACAATAAGTGTAAAGAATGCTTAGACTCAAAATAATCAAATATACCCTTTCTTTCATTTTCATAAAGTGCTCTGGCATTATAGAAAGTTAACATCCTTCTTACCTGCTCATAGTACTCCTTAGCCAAACTTGGCCTAGCAGTATATTCAGCCACAAGTTTTCCAGTTAATTTATTCATTATAAAAGTACTACCTAATGAACTAGTGGTGGATTGGTCATGGTCATAAGGGTCAATTCCTGCTATATACAGACCTGGAGGAATACTTTCATCATCAAGTCTTATAGGAGGTTCATACATAATAACTGCAGCATCAGTATTGTCCTCACGCTTATGCGGATAATTATAAATAATCTTAGCTGCTGGATCCTCTTTAAAATAAATCTCACCAGCCTCGTTTACTTGAAAAAACCCCTTAAATATACCCGCTTCATAATTTGGATCTACCTCTAATCTAGCTAGCACATTTAGAAGATCTGTTGTAGGAAAGATGTTACCTGTAAGTTTCATCCTTGCCTCAATAGTATTCATTGGCTTCTCAGCCACATATCTTCTATACGCAGTTTTATCTTTGGTAAATTGAACAATCTGTTGTCTATCTTCCTCAATAGCCTTTATAGCACCTGAGACATTTGAGTTTCCATCTAAATCATAGAAACCTTCCATGTTCATGTACTCAGGCATGAAGAACCCGCATTTAGTACCCTCTAGGTTTTTATCCCAGACATTATCTACAGGTAATATGTTATAACCTTTTGGATTATCAAATAACTCTGACAATCCATCAAAATCTGCACCTTCTGTACCACCAGTACCAAACGCCACCATTAGTCCAAAGGTAGTATTACCTTGTTCTACTGATGGTCTGGCTACTTGCCAAGCTTGTAATAAAGCTGGCATTTTACCAGCCTCTTCAAATAGAATTAGCTTACCCCTTTTACCCCTGGCTCTGTTAGCATCATTCTTAAGAGTTACTCCAATAATATCAGACATGTAACCCTTCTCCTTACTAACACCACCAGTTACTATTTTATAACTAGCTCTTTTATGAGTGTCAGTATCATGGAAGTGTCTTTTCTTAGCCCATGCAGTATTTTCATCTATAAAAGACATTTGCTCCCAAGCTTTGGAAAGAATACCATCTTCTCCAGCCAAGAAAGCACTTTGATCTGCAATAGCATAAGATTTGGAACCAGGAAGTAAAAAGTAATTCCTGTTGAGCATAGCTGCTCCTTTAAATGAGTAACCTCTACCACGAGTCTTCAGGACTACTGCATGTTTACCTTGCTGTTCAGCTTCTTCCAGGTAATTAAAATACTGCCAGTCACCGTCCCAGAATTTAGGAAATTTCTTTTCCCTGTTACCTTTTATTCTGCCATCATCTCCATATACAATATTACCATCATCATCAAGTTGTGGTACTACTACATAAATAGGACAATAGTTTAAATAAAAATAATGGTAACCTGTAATAAAGTCACCATCATTAGTTTTATAACCTTCAACACATCTTCTTTTTTCTTCTTTCCAAAACTTAAGATAAGATCTGGAATTCTTAGGATATTTGGTATAAGTTCCAAACTCCTCATAATGCATTGCAGGCTCTCTAAACTTATTCGTGTTTAGCATTTTTAAGTAGATCTGCGCTTATCAGCTGGACAAGTAGTACATATACTTCTTGCGGAATTATATAACTCCTATCATTGTAAAGCAATTTAATTTCGCCAGCAGCAGTCTTAGTAACTTTTAACATTATAGTTCTGTATCAGGATCTTCAAATGGATTTAGCTCATCGCCAGACCTTACCCTACTAGACTCTAACTGCTCCTTCTTTACAATGGCTTCAAGCTTTTTTACACTCTCTACAAGTTTACCAGAATCCCCCATAGCTTTAGTTACATCTTGAATCTTATACACTGGCTGACCTTTAACATCACGCTCAGCATAATTAATATGTTCAAAATAAGTAATCATATCCCAGAATGCTTTACGCACTGATCTGGCATATCTCATGGTAGGAGTCTCTTGTAGCTCTTCATACTTTTTAATAGCAACCTTTAAAAGGTGATCTGGTTCCCAAGTTTCCCCAAGATCCAGATCCTCCTTCAAGGTTTCATGCCTATCTTCTTCAGGCATGTTTTGATAAACGCTGTTCCAGTCTGTACTAAAGTAAATGTAGGAGAACTCTTTAGTAGCAGCCTCTTTAGTCTTAGACTTATCCCTACTCCAGAGTTCTTTAAACTCTTTAATAGTTAAAGCCACAGGACTAACCTCAACTTTGTTTTTACTCAGTTGGAACAGATTCATCAGTTACTGTACTTGTAGAAGTCCAATTCTTATTATTTGTAATAAATGGATAAGAATTGTCATCAATTTGAATTTTAATTTGTTCTGTGATAAGATCATAAGCTTGAGACTCATTAAGTTCTCCTTTCTTATAAAGCTTCAACAGAATCTCTACATTATTATAAGCTTTGCTCATTATGCAAGATTTTCTAGCTTGTAGATAGTTTTGCTAAAGTGGCCAATAAGCTCATCAATCTTATTTGCAATATCAGGCATGCTTGCAAACTTGCTTTTAGCAGAAATCATTTTAGTTCTCTCACCTTTAATGTAAGCAAGAGGTTCCATAAATGAAGTTGCTGGAATACTGATGGTCAAGATACCTTCATATCCTTGAACTGACTCAGTAATATCATCAGCCATATCTGATACTGCATCATAAAGATCTCCAAGAGCTACATGCTGTGCATATGAGCCAGGACCTTTAGCTTTAAGGTGTGCAATTTTAATAATATTAGCGCAGGCAAATAATTCACTGCAAAATGTACCCATGCCTGAGCTTTCTTTAGTCATTGCTTTCAATTTAGAAATTTTTCCGTAGTCCATTAGTTAACGTCTGAAGGTTGTGCGTAATTAAACTTTTTAGCTTTAGAGTTTCTGAAGTACTCCACAACTTCTGGAGCCAATACAGAGATAATATCAAAATTTACTAAGAAAGAATACATCTTTCCTTCTACATCAAAGGCATCATATGCTTTACCAGGTCTGGTAAGTACATAATCACCCACTTTTACATCCTGAACCTGTGGTCCAACTGCAATTATTTTACAATATTGCTCAGCATCTTTAGACTGAGTTCTAATAATGTCACCCGCTGGTCCTTTAATCAACGTGTTGTCCTCTTTTACAAGCTCTACCAAGATATTATTTAGGATTGGCTTGATTCCTTCTGCTACTTTTGACATTTTTATTATGGTTTTTAAGTTTAAATCCTATTTGTGCCTGTGGTTTTGGGGTTTCCTGCAGTATAAGCTTCTTCATTTGCTCATAACTCTTGTTTATCACTACTTCTCCCTCATCCTTCAGCAATATTCTACACTTATTCTTCAATACTGTACCTTTTTTAGACAGCATTTGGGTGGGATTCTTAATATCATACAAAGATACCAACTTTTTGATTGGTACATTCCTCTTTATAACCTTTAATTCCTCACCTTTTTCCTCCAATATATCAATATTGTAGGTAATTTCTATCATTTCGACCACTTGTTCAGTGGGCATGTACAGTTTCTGCATCTTGTCTTAGCTTCAATTACACATCCACATGCATTGCATTTAGACATTAAGCTTACTTCTTGTGGATAGTTACTTCTAGAGTTACATTCTCCACAAGTTTCAAGTCTGCCTTTAGCAATCTCTTCAATTTCTTTGTTCTCCCACACCAGGTTCTTCCAACCCTCCAGAATCTCTTTGATCTTTAATGCCATACTTCCTCCTAAAATCATTCAATAATTCTTCATTCTTGTACTTTGTCTTCAGTGCAAACTTGCCCAACCCTATGACATTGAAATTCTTAAAACTTCCTGTCTTCATTTCCTCAGATATAAACCTAAAAGGACTTTCACAAACAGCTTTCATAGCAGTTTTAGACATGCCGTGCTTTTGACAAAGATACTCAATTATGTCTTCCATATTGTAAGGCTTAACATATAATCTTCTGCTCCTATACTTATACTCACATCATAGTTTAAATTCTCTTTATATTCTCTTATAAATTCCATTTGATCTAGAATAGTCATGTAATCAGCCATAAGTTCATCAAAGCACTCATAACCAATGACATAGTGTTTTGGATACTCAGTCGACAATTTCAAAATCTAGCAAAATTCTAAACTTGTTATTTAATGGGTATTTAATCAAGGAATTCTGCAATTTATTATCTTCAGTAATAATGCCCATCTCTTTAAAATGACTATAGGACTTATTGACTTGATTTATAGACAGTTCTAATCTCTTGGCAATAATATCTTTAGTTTCCTCAGACATAAGCAGCTCTTGCAAAATCTCCGCTGAATACCTTTCTTTATGCAGATAGTGGAGTGTTATCAAAGATGCTAACACCTTTCTATCTATCTCTTTTAGGGGCAATATAGGATTGAGCCATTCAAGCCATTTTTCAAAAAGCTCATCCTTTTTCACTCTTATTACCATCAGTCCCTCCTATCCTTCCAATACTATAATTCTTAAGTAATCTAATATTATTATTAGGTTCTATCCAAACTTCTCCTGTGGTATCTAAGGCCACAATCCAAAGTAAGTCATCCTCCTTACTATAATCAATCCAACCTATACATTCCCCTGTAACATCTTTACTACAAATATACACAGGAATACTAGGGTTTAACTGCAGAATCATTTAAGAGATTTAACTTTATTATAAACAGTCTCTACAATATGACCATGCAGGTAAGTAAAAGCTTCATGGTTAATCTTATCATACATTACATTATGATGATCCAGTATAATAAAAGTAGCATGAAGCACTTCATGAGTTATTAGGAAAACATCTGCATTATAAGGTAATACCATATAGTACTCCCCTATTGAGTCATCATCATAAAGAAAATAGGCTGAACCTATACCAGAGTCTTGTATATCCTCCAGTAGATCCAGCCAGTCTTCTTTTTTACAGATTTTAACGAGAGACTTATATATATCTCCAGTTATGACCAGATTTATATCTGAATCATAAATGGGTATTTTAATCTTAAGTTTGTTCTCCCTCAATCTCATATGTCAAACCACCTTACAAAGTAGGTGGTGTAAATTGAAATGTTTGACTGGCTCTCATACAATTATCAGTAAAACTGATAGTAATAAGGCCAGTATATTGTGGATTCCAAGGGTTCAGCCAAGACAAACCTGCTGGAATCTCAAATTTATTAAGTGTTGTAGAATATGTAACCTGAGCACATACTAAACCATTGATAGAACCACAACCTGGTCTGCCATTACACTGATCAGCTCTAAGTACATACCCAGCTACAGTTTTACCAGGAATTACTAACTGGTCAAATTCAATAACCAGAATATCAGTAGCTACTCCATTAATAACTCCAGTTCTGTGGGAAGTTCTGAGGTTAACCAATGTAGCTGTAGGTACTACTAAGGTAGAGTCTGTTCTTACCATATTGCAGGCAGCGTACAGGCTATCAATACTAGCATTAGGGTCAACTACAGGCTTTTTCTTAGATACCTGACTTGTACTATTAGGTAATGTATCTTCTGGCTTCTCACAAGCCACAAATGCAGTAACTGCTATAAGTGCAACTATTAGGGCTACACCAAAGAAATCTGAGATATACTTTTTCATTATAATAATGGTTTAAAAGTTAATATATAATAATAATTAATAGTTTGATTTAAACACACTTTCTCCTAGGAAGGATCTTACCCTTGGATTTCAGTGTTAGTTAAAACCTTGAGCTAAAGTCGGATTCCTGTATCTGGGGGGCTGAGTACCTACATTTTTCGCATTGCCAATTCCCCAGCAGTAGCTCTTGTGTTTTAAAGGGACCTCACAGTTATTTACTGGTTTACCTCCCTAAAGGGGGACTTATTGGATTTAACTGAAGTGTCACAGTGTCTACAATAAGCCCAGCCTTATTTGCGGAGATTAAATAACTTATTCTCCGCAGAAAGAATGGGGTTTTACCCCCATCCCTTATTTCTTTTCAGCATTCCACTTTTCAATGATGGACCATACTGCACCTGTAGTAGCTACAATAAAGCCAGTAACCTCATTTGCAAAAGACTCACTAACAACACCTTTAGCAATAAGCATACCTCCTACAAAAGTAAGAATGTGTCTGATAACACTAAGAATAACCTTCTGGTTCATGTTCTTGATTTTTACGTAATTTACAAATGTAAGTAATATATTTTAAAAAAGCAAGTGTTTTGGAAAATAAATTT